AATATAGTACAGTTAGTTGATCATGTTGAGTATACTAATTATCAAACGGAACTAAAATATCTGGTAGAAACAGATGAACGTTTAGACTACATTAGTAACTTAATTCGCACAGTTAATGAAACAGGCAATACCTTAGTTCTAATTGATCGCATAGCCACTGGTAAATTGTTGGCCGAGCGTTTAGACAATGCAGTATTTGTCAGCGGAGCAACTAAAGCAAAGGATAGAAAAGATGAGTACGACGAAGTTGCTATATCCGATGACAAGATTATTGTGGCTACCTATGGCGTTGCTGCTGTTGGTATTAATATTCCTCGCATATTCAATCTTGTGCTTGTGGAACCGGGTAAATCCTTTGTCCGCGTCATCCAATCAATCGGGCGTGGTATTCGCAAAGCGGAGGACAAAGATTTCGTCCAAATCTGGGACGTAACCAGTACCTGTAAATTTGCAAAAAGACATCTAACTAAACGTAAGCAGTTTTATCGAGAAGCAAACTATCCTTTTACAGTTGAAAAAACAGAATGGCAATAAAGAAATTAATCGTATGTGGTGACAGTTTTGCTGCACCTTCAAAACCATTGCCGGGTACAGCCTTTGGTGAAGTACTGGCTCGGAAGTTAGGCTGGAACGTTGAAATTTTAGCACGTCAAGGTTGTAGCAATGGTGGTATTCGCATACAAATAGATGAAGTACTTAGACAACGTCCCGACTTCGCAATCATTGCGCCCACATTTCACGACCGCATAGAAATTCCTGCCGGTGCTGCACCCTATGTTCCTCCGCCCAATGAAAAGAAAACCTGGGACAACGATTTACAACGTCACCTGCAACAAAATCACAACAACGGATACGACCCAGAGGCAGGTATCGACAATGTAAACTATGGTAACAATCCTTACCGTATGATTTGCGAAACTATTTTTAGTTTAGTAGAAAACTATCCGCATCCTTATAGATCAAATAAAATAGATCGAGATACTCAAGCCGCCGTCAAGCAGTATGTAAATTTTATGTACGATAGTAATTGGAAGCTACAACAGGATCGCTGGATTATACGTGATGGTATTATGCAGTTATTCTACGCTAACATACCATTCCTATTAATAGCCTGTAATATCTGGACCAGCAATACAGTTAGAGAGCAATTTCCTGCGGTAGTGCCCGACAAATATATGACTACACGCTACGAACATACTACCGCTTATGCTGTTAACGAGTGGCCATTTACCACAAAAGAAGATCCTGGATATCACGGTGATCCTAAGAGCCAAGAGTATCTGGCTGATACTTATTATAAGATTATTACAGAACAATTTGGAATACTACCGTGACAGATAATACCATAACACATTCAGAAGAAGATTTTGATTGGTTTAAACAAAACGGCATATTCATGCCTATGATTAATGATACCATTCGTAACATTAGATATAAACAAGCAATCGAGCAAGCAGTACCGGGCAAAGTGGTCTGTGATATCGGCACAGGTACAGGACTATTAAGTATTCTGGCTGCCAAAGCTGGCGCAACAAAAGTCTATAGTGTAGAGATGGATCCGGGTCGTGCGGAGTTTGCTCGTAACATTATTCGGCAAGTTGGGTTAGACAATGTAATTGAAGTTATACACAGTAACTTTTTTAACACAGATATTTCAGCCGATGTTTACATCAGCGAAACCATTGGCAGTCAGTTGTTTAACGAAAACATTATTAATATTAGCCGCCACGCACTACGCCACGGTGGAATATTTTTACCTAACAGTTTTGATTTATGGTTAGAGTTATATGATGATCATCCTATCTTTCCTTTAGTAATTGACTCCAGCCAGGCTTTTGAATTCCAACCCGATATTGAAATTGATCCAGTATTTGAAAATTTAATCAATACACAATTTCAAACTCGTCATCCTAAAGACAGTACACTATATCAGGCAAACACAGTCAACAGCTTCTTTACTATGTTGCCACGTTTTACCGACTTAAAGTTAAATAAAGTCTACGAAACTGAGCCCATACGCATCGATTTAAGCCAACAAATTGACGAAAACAATATACGATTAACTATCCCAGCTTCTTGTATTCCCGACACAGACACCAAGGTAGTTGTGATGTTTTGGACAGCTAATATGTTTGGTGATATTCAAATGCCGGTAAAAGAAACCTGGTGGGGCAATCCTATCAAAACTATACTGCCTCATATTAAACAAGATGGTAGTGATATCACAATGTGGTATGATCCACGAATTAGTAATTGGAGACTAAGCTACTGATGCGAGCCATTACAGTAGTTGCACATCCTGACGATTGTGTTATATTTGCCTGGCCCTTTATTGAAGCCCATCCAGAATTTTCTTGGACTATTCTATATCTTACCTATACTCCTTGGGAACCCCGTGCCAAAGAGATCTCTGCTTATTGGCAACAGTACAACATACCTACAATATTTTTAGGGTTTCAAGATGATTGGGAATATGTTAAACTTGGTGAATTGGGGTTTGACGGCAAACAGGCCTCTGCCGAAATAGCCGGTATAGCAAAAGAATATGATTTGATATTAACACATTTTGAAGATGGGGACTACGGCCACGTACATCATAAATTTGTAAATCAATCAGTTCAACCAATTGATAAGCCAAAGGTTTACTTTGCCAGTACTTTCAATTATAATACAGAATATAAAGTACAGAATCCTGTGATGACCGACCAATTACCTTTACATAAATCAGTTATAGAAGAATTCCAGGATCGAAATATCGGGAGATACATAGTGACACCAACAGCAGAAAGTTTATTAAAACAATGAGAATATTAACGCTCGACAATCGTAGTTATGAAATGAATGAAATACCCAACGAAATTGATGAACTTAATTTCTGTGTATTAGACAATAGTAACCCTAAAGAACCTGACTACTTTTATATTCCCTTGATCTTTATGGAGAGTTTTAACAGCCCTGCTTTGGTGTTAAAGATTGGAAAGCACATTGTTAAAATGCCGGTGGATTGGCAACTATTGATTGGCGAAAAAGACATGGGCGACTTAGAAGTTGTACCATTGACCAGTATCAATGATCGCGGATTTAGTGCATTTGCATTCAATCCTAAAACAAGTTTCCGTCCTGACTTTTATCCTGTAGAGATTGTAGACATTTATCAAGATGTTAAATGGTACTTTCCTAAACTTAAACCTGGACAACTATTAGCAGTACCCTTAGAAGAGGGTGTAGACGGCCCGATGTGTGCTTATTTTGTCAAAGACATTAGTCGCCAAAGCGAAGTGGTAGATTACAATAAGGTATGGTAATATGAGTCGACTTAAACCTGGTGCTACTTACATTTATGAACGTGTAGAAGGAACCATATATGCCCGCGAAGCAGGCAAGAAGGACAGGTTTGTCATTGGATACGACTACGACTTAGACACAAAAGCTGGCCTTAAAGAAGATCAACTCTGGGCAGACATACGTCATGCAGCCACAGATAATCCTACCTTGCGTAGTGCATTAGAACAATGTATAATTATATACGAACTTTCAAAACAACATGGATAAACTACACATCGGATATGAACTCGAGCGATTAGATCGTAAAGATCGTAATTTTTACGACAGCCTGAGTGATGAAGAAAAGAAAAAGTTCAGCCCATTCTTGATGATTCGATGGGCGGCCAGTATAACCGGCGATTATGATACACAGTACTATTATTTGTACAACGTAAATGAAAACCTAAACAGACATTTCTTTGATATCAGTACTGCACAACATAAAAAGTTTCAATGGTTATTGGCCAGTACTATAAGCCCGGGCGCCGGCATACAAAAATATCGCTGGTTGGCTGCCAAGAAAAAAGAATCAGGCAACAGTAAAGCAGCAAAGTTGTTGCGTGAATTGTATCCAGTGGCCAAAGAAGATGAAATCAAGTTAATGGCAGAACTCAATACCACTGCTGATCTTAAGGATCTGGCTCGTAAACACGGTTGGACAGATCAGCAAATTAAAGAGTATCTATGAATTTGGTAGTAAATGGCTGTAGCTACATGGAAGGCTATGCCAGTGGCGGTGGGCACATAGATTTAGCCAATCAGTTAGGTCTTGGTGTAGCCACATCATTGGCCATTGGTGGTAGTGCCAACAGTCGCATACTACGAACAACCCTCAAACACAGTTATCAAGCCTCCCCTACTCTATATGTTTTAGGCCTAACCTACATTAGTCGCAGTGAACTGCCAATACTTCGTGTTCGCGATAATGATTCATTTGAAGGGCGTTGGTGTAATCCTCAAAATCAAGAATTTGCCAGTGACTACGAACACTTTTGGAACCGTACTGAATCAGAACGTTTTGTTGATTTTAAATTAAAGACAGAAGTTTACAGTTTAATTGACAGAGTAGAAGATTTACAATACCAAATTTTGGCTGCTATAGCAGATTTAAAAACACGCGGGCACTCGGTTTTGGTTTATCAACAGTCAGATGATTCCTATCGGGATCTATTAAGTCATCCAAAATTACAATATTTTAAAACGGTACCTAACATCGTTGACGGATTCGGGTGGTATGCTATACAATATCAACACAGCCGTGGAGTACCTGCAGATACTCCTGCTGACGTTGCAAATTTTATAGGACCACAGGGAACTCCGGAAGAAATACGCCATCGTGCTCCTGGTGAGCACGGTATTTTAAATGAATTTTTGTGTAACTATATAAGAACAAATCAGTTATTAAATGAGTGAACAAGCATATACATGTCGATATTGTGAAAAAGCATTTCGTAAAGAAAGCACACTGGCCGCACATTTATGTGAACCTAAACGACGTTGGCAACAAGAAAAAGAAACAGGAGTTCAATTAGGACTAAAAGCCTATTTGAGATTTTATGAAATTACACAGGGTAGCGCCAAGCTAAAAACTTATGCGGATTTTGTTAGCAGTCCTTATTATAACGCTTTCGTCAAATTTGGAAGATACTGTCAATCTATACGTTGTCTCAATTTTGCTAACTATCTTGATTGGTTATTACGTAATAATAAAAAAATAGACAACTGGTGTAGCGATCGATTGTATACCGAATGGTTACCAGACTATCTAAAGAAAGAAGCAGTACAAGATGCCCTTGAACGTGCTCTAAAGGAAATGCAAGACTATGCAGATGATCATCCGGATCTTAAAAATGGCTTTACTGATTATTTTTCTTACGGAAACACTAATCGTATCTGTTACCATATTTCTACTGGCCGTATTAGTCCATGGATTGTATACAACTGCACATCGGGTGTTGAGTTTCTTGATACACTTACCGAAGAGCAAATAGCAATAGTACTGCCCTGGATTGATCCGGAATATTGGCAACGTAAATTTAAAGATTACTTAGCAGATACTGAGTGGGTTAAGGACATACTATCAAAGGCAGGCCTATGAAGTTTAAGTCAGACATTGACATTGACTTTCCCAACAGAGATACAGCATTAAAGTATCTTGAACATCATCCTGCGGGCATCATGCGTGAAGGACAATTGATCAAACATAACACAGGTGTTTATGTAACCGATATTCCCACGGATCCATTTACCGGCATTGCCAGCATTGATTATCAAGCAGCCGAAGAACGTGGCTATATGAAGTTAGATTTTTTGAATGTATCATTATATACCCATATAAAGAATGAAGCTCATTTAGAAGAATTGATGGCCAAAGAACCAGCGTGGGATCGACTATACGACCCAGAATTCTGCGGTCGATTAATACACATTGGGAACCATTATCGAACCCTAATTCAAATGCCCGAAGCCGTTAACAGTATAACACGCATGGCCATGTTCTTGGCAGTTATTCGTCCGGGAAAAAGACACTTAATAGGCCGCCCCTGGGCAGAAGTTGCTGAGACAGTCTGGGACAAAGATGACGAAGGTTATCAATTTAAACGTAGCCACGCTGTGGCCTACGCACATTTAGTAGTTGTGAATATTAACTTACTCTGCGAACAAGAGTTATAGAACGACGCTTACTGCGTTTTTGACTCATTTCTTTTAGGCTCACTTGGGGGCCTAATTTTATATCTACGTCTTTGCTGTTCATGGTCTTGACAGCAAATTTAAATTCCTGCCAATCCTGCTTTAAAAATACATTAATAGGTATAATCCTATTACTTTCCCACCACCATACGTCGGCAAACTGTAAAAATCTAATCTTTTGATCGGGATTTTTTAATGCAGCAAAATCATATATTGTAGTAATCTGTTCGTCAGCATTTTGTACAATGCCAACGTAATCGTTGCCACCGTAGACGAGATATGTTAAGTATGGATACTTCTCTAATAACTGTTTAATTTCTTCCACGATTCTCGCTAAATATGTTAAAAGACAACAAAATGATTACTGTCAAAACATATTTATATCCAAATTTTGCTGAGGTTCAAGTTTTTGATCCTACAATATTTACAACAAGGAACCGCCAAGTGTACAGCCGCCCAATTAAAGTTTACCAAGGTATAGACAACCCTATACAAGTTATAGTTCGAAATCAGGACCAGAAGAGTATTGATCTAACTGGTTACATAATGCAGGCTGAAATACAGGACCCTACAAACGGGGTAACTGTTGAAAGTTACGCTGTTACTTTTGCCGACATTACCAAGGGATTGGCTAACTTTATAATAGATAAGGCTACAATCAACGCCCTTGAACAGCGTTTTTACAAGTTAACATTTAAAACAATTAAACAAAGCGATAACACAGAACAACCAATCTACATTGATGATAACTACGGCGTCCCGTTGGATTTACAAGTGTTACCGGCTTACTAAGCTGAAACAGTCAGCGAAGATACCGAAGTTATATTTGATGGTGGAACAATTTAATGACAACATACGCAAACGTAGGCCACATACTATTAAAGCGTGGTAATACCGCACAAAGCACAAGCTACACTGGCCCCTTGGGTGAGTTAACTTACGATACAGATTTAGGTACTGTTCGAGTACATGATAATGCCACAGCCGGTATTCCTACACATGATACAGGAGCCCCGGGCGATGTAGCAGGAATGGTTGCATTAGACAGCAATTGGATGTATTATTGTGTGGCCAATTATACAACTGGTAGTGCAGTAATTTGGAAACGTACAGCCTGGTCCGGTGAGACTTGGTAATTAATTAAAAAAGGAAATATAAAATGGCAACATATCACTTATCAGCAACTTCGGCTAAGAAAAACGCTACAGCTAACACACAAGTTAACAAGCGTATTCCGGTAACCGGTGACTTCGCAGATCAAGCAGCGGCCCAAACAGCGGCAGATGCTTATGCTAAAGATCTAAACGCAGAAGATTATCAAGGTACTTGGGACTGGGTCGGCGTAGCAACACCAGCCTAATTTAGGTTTCAAAACTTGTTGATTTCAGCATCTGTTTAGTATATACTACTACAGATGCTGAACTCTATTCAAGACGCCGTACGTCTATTATTACCCGCAAAACGCAAAACCAATAACACTTCTGGTTGGATTAGTTTCAACGCACCTTGCTGTCACCATAATGGCGAATCAGCAGATACCAGAGGACGTGGCGGATTAGTAATGAACCCAGATGGTGGCACCAGTTACCATTGTTTCAACTGTAACTTCAAAGCCAGCTATATTCCGGGTCGTCACTTAACATATAAATTTCGAAAACTATTATCATGGTTAGGTGCTGACGAAAACACAGTCAAACGCCTGGTCATAGATGCTATTCGCATCAAAGAATTAGTAGCACCAGAACAACGTGTTGAGGCCGAGGAATCAGAACCTGTCAATTTTAAGGCTCGTCCCTTGCCCGAAGAGGCCATGACATTCCACGCACTTAATACATTTTATACATTAAATTCAGATAAAGAAGTACCAGTAGAATGGCACAATGCAGTAATGTATGCCGCGGCACGTAGAGTTGATCTAAGCCGATACGACTTATATTGGACTCCCGAAACACAATACAATTTACATCGTCGTGTTATCATCCCATTTACTTGGCGTAATCAAATTATTGGCTATACAGCACGTGGTGTTGATGATGGAGTTAAGCCCAAGTATCATTCCAGCTATGAACCAAACTATGTGTTTAATGTGGATCGTCAACGACCCGACAGTCGGTTTGTTATTGTATGCGAAGGACCATTTGATGCTATGGCTATAGATGGCATTGCTATATTGAGCAATGAGTGTTCAGAAATACAAGCAGACATTGTGGACAGTTTGGCACGTGAAGTTATTGTGGTCCCTGATGCTGATCGAGCAGGAACCCGACTTGTCGATGCCGCCTTAGAATACGGATGGGCAGTAAGCTATCCTGTGTGGCAATCGGACTGTAAAGACATTGGATCGGCGGTAGAAAAATATGGCAAATTGTTTGTATTAAAAAGTATATTGGCAGCAAAAGAAACTGGCAGATTAAAAATTGAGTTAAAGAAAAAGAAACTATATAATTAAACTATGTCAACAAAAGAATATTCAACAGAATTACAAAAACTATTTTTAGAAATGATGCTGACAGATGCACAAAGCTATGTGCGTGTACAGAACATTTATAATCCAGAAAACTTCGATCGTAGCCTAAGAGCTGTGGCCGATTTTCTTAAACAACACAGCAATGATCACAAGACATTGCCTACTTATGAACAAATTCGTGCAGTAACAGGAGTAGAACTCAAACCAGTTCCGGAAACAGTTGAAGGACATCACGATTGGTTTATGCAGGAGTTTGAATCGTTTACTCGGCGTATGGAATTGGAACGTGCTATCCTAAAGTCAGCAGACTTGTTGGAAAAGGGTGACTATGATCCTGTAGAAAAAATTATCAAAGATGCAGTACAGATTAGTTTAACCAAAGACCTGGGCACAGACTATTTTGCTGATCCCAAAACACGTATCGACAAGTATTACAATTCAGGTGGCCAAGTATCAACAGGTTGGCCTACTATGGACAAAATCTTGTATGGCGGTATGAGTCGCGGAGAACTTAATATTTTTGCCGGCGGATCGGGTTCAGGTAAATCGTTGGTTATGATGAACATAGCTTTGTCGTGGTTACAACAAGGACTATCGGGAGTATATATTAGTTTAGAATTGAGCGAAGAATTATGTGCTCTAAGAACAGATGCTATGTTAACAGGTATGGGCACAAAAGAGATTCGCAAGGACATTGATACTACAGAACTCAAAGTCAAGATGGTGGGTAAAAAAGCCGGTAAGTATCGAATCAAGGCACTACCAGCACAGAGTAACGTAAATGATATTCGTAGCTTTATCAAAGAGTATCAAATCCAAACAAACAATAAGGTAGACTTTGTTATGGTTGACTACTTAGACTTGGTTATGCCGGTATCAGTTAAAGTTAACCCCAACGATCAGTTTATCAAAGACAAGTATGTAGCAGAGGAACTGCGTAACTTATCGCAAGAGCTTAATGTATTGTTAGTAACAGCATCGCAGTTGAATCGTTCAGCTGTTGAA